TCTTTTACCCAAACGAAGAACTCGGGAAAGGGATAAATGTGTGGGATCATAAACCTATAGTAGTGTATCATCCTCAATTAAACGGAGCTCCAGTAAGTGCGTGTGATCCTGATATTTTGTCAACTCGTAAAGTAGGGGTTATTTTAAGAACTAATTTTAAAGATGGCCTTAAAGCAGAAGCGTGGATAGATGAAGAAAAAGCAAATCAAGTAGATTCTCGTGTCACTGAAGCAATTTTAAATAATGAACCGATGGAAGTTTCCACTGGTCTTTTTACTGATACTGAAGAAATAGAGGGAACATGGAATGAAGAATCGTATGTCGGTGTTGCTCGAAACTATAGACCTGATCATCTCGCTCTGCTTCCAGATCGTGTTGGTGCTTGTAGTTTGGCCGATGGTGCGGGGTTGATGGTAAATGNAGAAGATTTAACGGAAGGACAGTTGCAGAGCATAGGTCGTGGTGTTTTAGAATTTTTAGAAGAGTCGAAAGAACGGAANANAGGACATGGAGCTATAAAGGATTATATGTGCAGTAATTGTTTCACCGTATATGGTGTGTCTTTTAAGGCTCCAGCACCTACTGAGTGTGGAAACTGCGAGGATGGTCATATTATAAATGTGACTGAAGAATTAACAGCAAACCAAATGTCTTTTGATGAAATACGTAATGCAATTTCTGCTAAATTAAATGAAAGAGTGAATGATGATAACTATGTATGGATCGAAGACATTTATCCTACGTATGTTATATACGAATATAATGCGTTTTTGTTTGTGCAGGAATACGAAAGAGGCGATAATGATGTTCAGTTCGTGGGCGAACCCACAGAGGTACAACGTGTAATTAGTTATGTACCTGTTGCAAATCTAAACTCTAATCAAGAGGAGGATGAAGAGATGGAAAAGAAAGATATTGTTGAAGCTCTCATTAAGAATGAAAATGTTGAGTGGACAGAAGATGATCGTGACGCATTGATGGCTATGGAAGAATCCGAGTTACTTGTTAAGTTTCCTATCGTAATTCCTGAACCTGTTGTGAACGAGGAAGAGGAAGTCGAAGAAGAAACGGAAGAAGTTGAAAATGAGGAAATCGAAGAGGTAGAAGAGGAGCAGGTGGAAAATCAGGAACCCATTACTGCTGAAGCGTATGTGCAGAATGCCCCGCCTGAAATCCGAGACATGCTTGAGGATGGTTTGGAGACTAATCGCAGGACACGATCCAAACTTATTGAAACTATCATGGCTAATGAAGCTAATGGTTTTTCAAAGAAGTTCCTTGAAGCACAATCGAGTCAAGTACTTCGTAATCTCTCAAAACTTGCAGCTCCTGTTGAAAATAAAGAAGAAAATGAAGAAAGAGGAGCTCGGTTTGATGGGATGAGAGAGGTTCCGGATAATCTTGAAGATTCCGAAGAAGAGCCTCTGAATGTTCCGACGATGTCTTTTGGAGATGCTTAATTTTAGCTGAAAAAACAAATTACTTTAATTTGGAGGTAGAAGAAAATGGCGTATAGAGATCAAAAACGAATTATGTTGAGCGATAGTTTTGAGCATGTTGAAAATAAGATGGCATCCACTGATGTCTATCCTGGTATGCTCCTGGAATTGAATTCTGACGATAAAGTCATCCCGCACAATGAAGCTGACGAAATTGCAGTTGGTTTGTTTGCACTTGAAGATGCTTTACAGGGAAACACGGTAAGTGATGTTTATGAAGAAGACAATCCTGTGTCGATTGGCATCCCCCGTAAAGGGTGCAGGGTGTGGGCTCTTGTTACTGATGACGAGACTTACGCCCCCGGTGATTATCTTGCAAGTAATGGAGACGGTGCTCTGAAGAAAGTCACTGCAACCGGAAGTGAGTATAAACTTGCCCAAGTCATAGAGGATCTTGAGGTCGAGTCGGGAGCTGGGAATACGCATATTCAAGTGCGTGTCATTTAAGTTAGGATTTAACCAAACTTTTATTTGGAGGAACTAAAGATGGACTATATTTATAATGGAAATGCGCAGGGAGACGTTGCATCCAGATTGATGCAGGCTAACTTTAATGTGGGCGCTCTTCGTCCCTATATTGGGAAGGACGGTAGGACGAAGATTTCGATAAACGAGGGTGGAGAGACTAAGGTCATCACCACTAATGCGTCTGCTACGTTACGAAGGGATGACTGGATTTTAATTGACGAAGCTATTGTCAAAGCAGCCAAACCTCGTTTGCAAGCTGTTGCTGATTTACGGACACGGGGACTTGAATATACTATTCCTAATGGGATGGGTAAGACGGTTCTTGAGACCAACACTCAGTCTGACATCACACCTGCAAGTGTAAACATGGATGGATTGACACAGGGAGCGGCTGATCGTCCGCAGTTCGACATCACCAACCTTCCTTTGCCGATCCTTCATAAAGATTTTCACTTCAGCGCAAGACAGATTGCGGCAAGTCGAAATGGCGGAAGTCCGCTTGATACTACCACTGCTGAATTGGCTTCTCGAAGAGTTGCGGAGCTGGCAGAAGAGATGCTCATCGGTACTCATGGTGAGTATAAATTTGGCGGGGGTTCGATCTATGGATATAAGAATTTCCCTGATCGTCTCACAAAAACCATAACCAGTCCTGAAGCAAGTGGGTGGAAACCGGCGACTACGGTGCAAGAGGTTTTGGCTATGAAAAATCAAAGTCAAAAGGCTTACCACTATGGTCCTTACCAGCTTTATTGCAGTCCTGATTGGGATATGTATATGGACGATGACTATTCTGAAAACAAGGGGTCGAATACCCTTCGTCAGAGGCTGGGAGATATTGGCGGGATACAGAGCATATCAACGCTTGATTATCTCAGTGATTTTGATCTTATTCTTGTCCAAATGACCAGTGATGTCGCACGTGAAGTCATTGGCATGGATCTCACTACGGTTCAGTGGGAAACGCAGGGCGGGATGCAGATTAATTTCAAAGTCATGGCTATCATGGTTCCGCAGCTTCGCTCGGATCATTATGGGAAGACTGGGATTGTCCATGGAAGTGTGTAAGGACAAGTTGCATAATTTAATAGCTGTAAAGGAGGAAAACGATGGCAACTTACAGATATAAGTTGATTGCTGGAGGTCATCGGGATGTCGATGGCCGGGACTATGTGAAAGGCGACACTATCACTACGTCCCGGCCTCTTGACGAGGTTTTTGGAAAAACTAAATTCCAAAAAATCAAAGAGCCCGAGAAAAATCTCAAACTAACCAAACCTAAAAAGAAGGTTGAACCTATAATTGAAGAAGAACAGGAATCTCTTGATGGAACAGATGTTACGGTAAACTTCCCTTTAGCGTCTGTCAACGATTTTTTGGTGTCTCGTAAAGGTCGATGGCACTACGTTTACGATAAAAAGGATGTTACAGCTCCATTGAATGAAAAGGGACTTTCTTCCAAGGATGTTTCTTCGTTTGTTCATGACCTTCTTGAATAATTTTATAGAGGACATAAAATGGAATTTTGGTACCCAGAACCTATATGGGAAGGCGAAGATGTGTATATTGTAGGCGGGGGCCCGTCTCTTAAAGATTTTGAATACTGGGATGTGTTGCATGATAAAAAAGTAATAGGATGCAACACGGCTTACAGATTGGGGAACGAGATATGTGATTTTGTTTTGTTTCTTGATAAATCTTTTTGGGATAATAATCAAGAAGATCTTAAAAACTATAAAGGCCCCATTGTATCCAATCTTTCGTACTTTGAAATCTACGAACCCCCTAAATGGGTAAAAGTGATGAAACGAATACCCAGAGGTCTGGGAACAGATGATACATTAGCATCTAATTTTAGTTCAGGAGCATCTGCTACCAATTTAGCAATTTCTCTTGGAGCGTTAAATGTGTATCTGTTAGGAATGGACATGAAGTCTATTGACGGGAATGCTAATTGGCATGATGAATCCAATAAAAAAATGACTGCTCGAAAGTATGAAAGATTTATGGAAGGTTTTAGGTTATTGCAAGAATCTATGAAAAAGAAAAGACCTCATGTTGAAATAATCAATGTGAATGATGACAGTGCAATGACTATTTTTCCTGTTGAAGGTGTTGATGAGCATTTTAAAGAAGATTTTAGTTTAGAGACTGATGAAGCAGAAGATGAAGAATTTATTGATTTCGGTTCAAATGTTTCTTCAGAATTTGAAAACGTAGAAGAAGCAGGAGTTGATGTTTATAGAAATGGAAGGTGGTACACAGTATATGCTAAACAAGATGTGTCTAAGACACCTTTGCATGAAAAGAGCTTAACACGTGAAGAAGTGCAAGAATTCGTAGATTCCCAAAAAGAAAGCTATGTCGATAACGTAGAAAACGATGACGTTGCATTTTTGCACGAGAACGCAGGAGATTCGGAATTTTAGCGTAGATATTGGCGATACATGTAATTGCATGTATTGGCGGTAAAAAGTGCAAGGAAGATCGCATCTTTCGCACTTCTCTTACTTTTTCAGGAGAATAAAATGCCACGTATAGGTGAATTTGATGTTCGACAAATTTTCGAGTATCCCGATGATGAATTAAACACAGATGCTTTCATAAATGCGGCAAGTAGCATTGTGGATAGTGTTTGTTTGGATTCGGGGTATAGTGAAGAAAAATTGACACTGATAGAAACATGGTTGACTGCTCACCTTGTTGCTATTAAACATCAAATCCCTTCAAGTCAATCTGTTGGTGGAGAAGTGAGCGAGAGTTATCAATACACTCTTAGCTTAAATCTTAATTCCACTATGTATGGACAACAAGCTATGTTGATTGATACTGATGGGAATTTGGCAGCATTAAATAAGAAGATGAAAGAAGGAACTTTCACTGGAAGTCTTTCAGCAAGTTGGTTAGGCATAGCATCAAATGAAGGGGTTCCGTATGTATAAAATATCTACCAAATTTTTGAAACAGGATGCAGTGTATTGGGAACCAAAGACAAGAACGAATATTTATGGAGAGAAAACGTTTGAACCTCCTGTAGAAGTCCCAGTAAGATGGTCTGATGAAAAAGAAGAATTTATTGATGAAAACGGAGAAAGACAAATATCAAAAGCAAAAGTAATGGTTGATAGGGAGATGATGTTAGGTGGGTTTTTAATGCTTGGTGATAAACACGATATAGAAGATGAAAGCGACCCTGTTGCGTCGGGTGGATTTAGGATTAGAGGGTTTAAAAGGATACCAACTATAGATGCACGGGAAACAGTGAGAATAGCTCTTTTATAAAGGTGGTGATATTATGGCTTCTTTTTCAATGAAAGTCACAGGACTTGGACTTATCATAAAGTTGTTTGACGATCTTTTCAAAAATACTCCTAAAAGAGTAGAAAGAGGGATGCTAAAAGGTGGTCAGAAAATCATGGCGAGAAGCCAAGCTATAGTCCCCGTAGATACGGGAACCTTGAAAAACAGTGCGTTGCCTCCCATAATATGGAATAAAACCAGTACATCAATTGAAATGCGATTAGGTTATGGAGGGTATAGTGTGGAGAAGGGTTATTTTTTGTATGTGCATGAAGATTTAACAATGCATCATACCTCTCCAACACAAGCTAAGTTTCTGGAACAACCTGCAAGGGAGTATATGAATGAAGTTAAAAAGATTATTCGCACGGAGGTATTAGGATGAACTCTCCAGCAAGGATATTAGCAGAATACTTGATAGAAGAAAACCATTTTACACATCCGAAAACTGGAGATGATTGGCCTGTTTTTGTCAGTATGATGCCTGATGGAAGTGAACCAGATATCTGCGCAAGCGTTTTTGATACTGCTCCTGAAAAAATGTTTAGATTAATTACAGGAGAGGGGTCAAAATGGAATTGGGGGATACAAATACGTTTTCGTACAATGACATATGAAGAAGGATGGAATAAAGCTCAATCTATAGCTTCTTTTTTGGACAGTGTGACAAGAGGAACTGTAGATATTGAACAAGATACATACACCATAGATACTTTTATTGTAACGTCTCCTGTGCTTTCATTAGGACAAGAAGAGAAAACAGAAAGAGAATTATTTACATTAAATGGAATTTTGTGG